AATACATTGTTTGCTTTTCTTAACATTTTTTTTAATTTTAAATTGTTATTGTTATATTATTATTTATTCGAGCTCTTTAAATTGCTCTATGTTTTGTACTCTTTGTTCTCTTATTCTATCAGACATTAAGCTCATTGCTATGTCTACTATAACTATGTGAGTAGAAGTATCTAGTTCACAGTTACGTTGGTTAGCAGGAGTATTTCTATCTACTACTATATTCTCAGGGTTTTTAACATAGCGCATGTGATAGGCTGTAATGTTAAAAGTACCGTCTGTAAACATCTCATGCCTCTTTGCAGTTGCAGGTGATGCGGGATTAATTCCAGTTACTTGTCTAGAAAATTCAGATCTCCAAACTCTTGAGTCTCCTGAAATATTATAGAAAGGTTTCTTATACTTACTCCAATTAAATCTCTGCATTTCTGTATGAGCTATTGGAGTTACATAAGCAACTATACTAGTTTCTGCTGTTCCACATTCTATTTTATCTATTGTACATTCTTCATAGATAGTATACATATGGTTCAACGGTAAGTCAAAGAACTTTCCAACTACATTAGGGTTGACTATTACACCAACTTGTGAAGCTGAAGAAACGAGGGAGGGAGCGTCTAGTATTAACGCTCCCAAACCTTGGTCTCTAATTTCTGTTTCTTGGAAGCCTTTACCTTTTCTGTTGTTTAATTCATCAAAGTACTTCTTAACATATAAACTATTAGCTTCACTTAGAACAGAAGATAATTCAAAATCTTCATATCCAGGGGAACCAAAACTATCACTTCTGTCTAGTTTTAATTCTAATGCATCAGCCATTTCGTTTGCAGTCATAATTAGTTACGTTTTGCTAAATCAATTTTTGCTTTAATTCTAAGTTTTACTTCCTGATTATCAGGGTTAAGTAAGTAGTTAATAACATCTGTCATATCTCCTAACTCAGACCCGTTATCTAAAGTATATCTTTTCTCTCCTTTACGGATAATTGCACCAGCTTCTACAGCTTCTTGTACAAAGATACGCTCATTATATTGAGGATGATTAACAATTTCTAAGAAATATGCAGGATTACTATCTGCAATATTTAAGACTTCATTTTTTATCCACTCTTCACTTGCGGTCGCAGGAATAGTTCTACCTAGGGATTTAATAAATCCAATAGTAGCTTTCTTACTATTTGTAATTTCTGCATACTTAATAAACGCATCTGCCTTAACACTTGCCTCTGCTAATTTCTTAGTAGTTACTTTGCTTTCGTCTACAATCATAAACTCATAAGTCGCTTTCAATGTTCTATCTTCATACGAAGGAGATACTAGTGACTTATTAGCTATAAGTATAAGATACTTAAGCATGTCTAGGGAAAGATTAAGATTTAGTGTAGTACCTTCTTTAGTCATTACTACTCTACCTCTTCTGTCTGTTCTCCAGAAGTTTTCTTCAGCCTTAAGAGTAGGGTTTAAGTTTACTCCTAATTCTTTTTCAAAGAACTCTTTTTGGGTCATTCCGTTAGGAAAAGACTCCATGTATTTTTGAATTTTAACTCTCTTTTGATCGTCTAAAATTACTTTAACTCCTCCACCTAAGTTTGCATTGTTAAGAGGCAATTGGTAGCTTCGTTTTGCTTTGTTATAAATGAACGGGTCTTTTTTATTGTCCTGTCCAGATACTAATAGGGTACTCCATTTCCCTGATGATTCTACTGGTTTTACTGCAACAATTCTATCTTGTAGAAATGTACCGTAAACCACTTTTTCTGCTGTCGTTGTTTCCATTTATTTTGCTGTCAATTATTAATTCTCTTATTAAAAATGCCCCCTCGGAGTGATTAGCTCCAAGGGGATACATTTTTTATATTTATTATCTCTCTACTGAAAGACGTAAATCTACTACTTTAGTAGGATCTTCAATCATCAATCCACCCCACTTCTGGAAGTGTACTGAGTATCCGTCTACTGGAGAAGCTACCATTTTAGGTGAACCTTTACCTGCAGGAGAGAACGGGTCTCTCATACCTGGGATATATGCCCAATTGTAATCTGGAACTCCTTTTGGCTTAACACGGTAGATACCTGCATTGTCGCCATAATCAAGAGCTAAGATTCTGTGAGATTCTACAAGACCTTTTCCATCTGGGTGACGTTGAGGGAAGTAAACATCATCATCGAAGAAATCAACGATCTCAACCATAATAACAACTCCATTGTACCATTCGTACACGTTCCACTGTGGCTCCATTAAACCTTTAGTGTTTTTACCACCTAAGTTTCCTGGGTCTGTGTTACTCATTAAGAACTTATCAGAGATTACAGTAAATTTACCTGTTCCTGATTTAGCTTGGATTTGCTTAGAGATTTCAATAGCACCGAATTCTCCTGTTAACAAGTGAATTACACGCTTACCTCTTTCAATTTTACCAACACCCATGTCTAACAATAATTCTAAATGCCAATCAAGGTCATAAGAGTTATAGTAGTGAACGTTAGATGGAGCAATTTGCTCAAAGAAACCTGCACCTGATTCGATAGCATATTTAGTCTTGTCATCTTTGTTCAAATACTTGTGGTCAGCTGTCCAGTTTTTCTTACCGTACATCAACATACGAGCAAACATTTCTTCACATTGGTGATGAGCTACCATATCTTGGTAGTTAATCCAAATTGATTCTTGTTGTCCTTTGTAGTTAAATCCAAACTCTAATGGTTCGTTTTTACCTTTGTTGATTGTGTTACCTGCAACCTCATACTCCATACGTAATGTAGAAGGACGATTTTCCATTCTCCAAGGAGAAGTGAAATAAGGTTTAGCACCTTGGTAAGATAATGTAGAAGGAGAAAGAGAATAGAATTTAGACCAACGTCCTCCGATAGACAATTCCTCAGAAGGAACAGACTTAGTAGAGTTATCAGTTACTAATTCAACTTCAACTTTGTAACGAGAACCTGCGTCCATCGCTTTCTTAACCAACAAGTGATAATCATCAACTTCTCCACGAAGTACGTTAGTTTCTTCAAACAACGGTTCGTCAAAGATTAAGTAGAAACGTTCTCCGTTAGCACCAATGTTTGCTGGGAAAGTCCCTGCAGAAATAGTACGTCCGTCAATAGTTTCAGCATCTACTAGAGGAAGATTTTTATCGTGTTGACCTTGCAACATCCAGTTATAAAATCCGTTTTCTTGTTCCACTTCTTTTACAGGGAAACGATCTACGAATTCACGTAATTTACCTTGTAGGTTAGTCTTGTAAATTTGTTTAATTACATTACTAATCAACTGAGGTTTTTGTTGATACAAAGAATGGAAGTGGTTATCAGTAACCAAACCATTGTAATCTTTAGCTTCATACCGTTGTAATGGGAGTAATTGAGCCATTTTTGTTTTTTGTTATTAATTGTTAAACGAATAAATTTATTTTATTTTCCACCAGTCGCTCTTTCGAGGAGACTAAGTATACCTTCTGTTTTTTGTGAGGTTTCCATAGATGTGTTACGACCTACTCCTCTTTGTTCTTCAGCTGCAATGACTTTATCTAGTTCATTGATAGCTGCTGTTTTTGCTACGTTCTTTAACTTAGTAATATCAGGTTTAAACTTTCCTTCTTTGTCTAGGTTAAATAAGCCTAATGTGTCATAGTAGTTAATCAACATTTCAAACTCTACTGGGTTTCTTTGTTGCTTATACATTAAACTGTTAAACTCTTTTCCTGATTTAGGGTCCGTGTAAACAGGGTTTACTATGTTGCTTTTTAACTTATCTTTAGAGACTTTATTAAGATTTAAACCATCTATAAAACCTTCTCTAGAATCTATATGTCCTAGTAGATTTTCAAAAGCATCCATCTGAGCTTTTTGTTCTGCCTTAGTTTTTAACTCTTTGTTATCTCTAGACTGATTAACTACATGTTGAGACATTGCTTTTAACTCAGGGATTGCCTTTAAAGACTTTTCCTCTAATTTATTAATAGCCTCTGCATCTTCAATTGCTTCTAGTGCATCTGCATCTGAGAAATTCTTAGCTTTCAACTGCTCGTAGTAAATTTGCTTTTGCAAACCTACGTCAGCTTTAACTGCGTCTATACTTACTGTATCAAAGAACTCTAATCTCTGTGCCATTAAGATTGCTTGGTCAGTCTCGTCAAATGCATCTTCGATTTCTAAAAATCTTTTCTTTGCAGAAGACATGTTACTTTTCCAGCTATTCTCTTTAGCTTTAAAATTTGTTTCAACTGTTTTGTTTACCAACTCTTTAATTGAATCAAAGGTTCCTGGCATCTCATCTAGTTTTTCCATTTCTTCAACGGTTAAAACTCCTGAGTTAACTAGCTCCTTCATCAAGGCTTTGTAAACTACTTCATTCTTATTCTCGCTAGAATTAGAATTAGTTTCAGCTCTCGCTGTTACTGTTTTATTTTCTCTAGTAGTATCGTCATCTCCTTTTTCTGCTACTACTGGAGTTAAAGTAAATTCTTCCCCATCTTCCTTTGAAGATTCTCCGTCTTCATTTTTAGATTCCACGGCTGAATTTAATTCTGCTGCTGACATTATTTGAAGTCCTTCAAATAGGTCGTTAATCTCTTCACTCATATTTGCTGTCGTTAATTAGTTACAATATTAAAATAATTTTTATAAATAGCCCATATATTTTTTATGATTTCTCCTATAGGGCTATAGCTTTATTTAGTTGGTTTAGTTGCTTTTTCTCTTGCTATTTCTTCTTTAGCAGTATTAGATCTTATCTGTTCAGCTAGTTTGGCTTCGGCTATTCTAATTTGATTTTGTTTATATTCTTCATCAACGTCTGTGCGTTTGATATCTAAATAATCTGCTACACCATTGCTATCAGAGTCCATGTCTTCGCGTCCTTCTATCTCTCTAACGTGAGTAGATAACTGGCCTAATTCATGCATTCTTTCTTTAGAAGCTATTTCTTCGCGTTTAAGATCTCTATCTTTTTCTGCCTCACCTGCTTCAAAAGCACGAGTATCTTGCTTTTCTTTCAGTTGCATTTGAGCGTTTTCCTGTTGCGCAGCAAGTTGTTTTTCTTGCATTGCATCATTCTGCTCTTTGATTTTTCTAGCAGAATCATCAAGTCTTCTAGCAACTTCTTGCACAGATTCTGATTGCGATATAGCTGCTAAGTCTGCAATAGTAGCTTGTCCATTTTGGATAGCTGCTTGTGCTAAAGCTCTTAAGTCATTATACAACTGCGTATCTGCCGTAGAATTAGATACGTGTAAGTCGTATTCTGTAGATACAAATTCATCAAAATTGTTTATCATCACTTGCCCCATATCGTCAAGTAAAAATTGCCCTTTCTTAGGATTTTTCTTATAAGAGTATTTACAACATTCTAAGAACTTAGTAAGAACTCTTTTACGGAAGTTAGCATCTATTGCAAACCACTTTTCTGTAATATGATTAGTTTGTGCAACTTCTCTTTCTACATTTCCTACTGCTTCTCTGTTTTCTATTTGGCCTTCTCTAGCGCCTGTAACACCTGCAATTTTACCTAGAGTATTCTCTATGTCCAACATCAGATTAGTGTACATGCCTATTTCATTAGGGTCGCCTACTTGTATTTGTTGTGCTGTTAATGTATTAAAAGCTCCCGCGGATTTACCTTGAGAAGGTCCTTTAAGGATTTCATTAGTTGGGTCTAACCAAGCAAATTTGTTTATAGTAACATATCGCATCCATTCTTTTGGGTCCCAACCTGAAGGTACAAGAGAAGAATTTAAAGCAGTAAAAGAACCCTTGTATGTAGCGATTGCTAATTCTCTTTTGTAGTAGGCGATGTCGTAAGAATACGTGAGTGGCTTCATTACGTCCATCAAGGATTGGACTTTATAGTCGTTAGTAGAATTAACAGATCCTACATACGGAGGGGTTCCTTTAGATTTATTAACTATAGATTTACTTGCATAAGGTACAGGGCGCATTACTGTATAAATATGGTCAGCAATTTTAGTACCTTCCATCCATTCATTAACCCATATCCACTTTACCGTTTCTCCTAAGTCTTTATTAATCTTGTAATCTTCAGGAACCCAATCTTTTTGTTCTTGTCCATCATCATCAAAGAATGTTAATTCTCCAATCTTTCTTCTCGATCTCCAACATACTTTTAACACTCTTACATTTCCGTATGTGTCAAAAGCTCCTGAGAAAGTTCTAGTTCCCATTTCATTAGGATGGAAAATACTTAGTGCTCCTTGTTCTCCGTAATAATCATATACAGAGATATCTCTATTAAGTCCTATACCTCCGCCTCCTGCAGAAGCATCAGTTTTTCCTCTTTCTAAGAAATCTACATCGTCCTCAGAAATTTCATCCCAATAATCATCAATTATTTG